TCCATCTCATCCTCACTATTTGCAAGCCTTGGTGAAGAAGTTGGAAAATCTATACGAGCAACTCTTGCCTGTTTTTGTCTTGTAGCACGATATGGGTCTATCGCACCTCTTGCAGCTCTTTCTTCTGCCAATCGTTCTGACCTCGCAGATTGTTTCATCTTAAATCTATTTCTTGATTCAAAGAATCTTTCTTTCCAAGATTTTATCTCATCAGATTTCCACTTACCTAATGTTGCACTAACTACATTATCTGCATATATAGTGTGGTGTTTATCTAATTGTAAATTCCAAACATCAGTTGGTTCTCCAAAAAATTCTTTACCAAGTTCACTTGCAAAATACCAACTACCTTTATGAAAAATTGGATGGTTATTTGTTGTGATAAGTTTACCAAACTTTACAAATTTATCTCCATATGGTAAATTTTCTTTTGTTACCTTTAATACTTTTGCATACCCTTGTTGAGTTTTAACTTTCATACCTGGTTTCATCAATTTGATTGATATGGTACGATTGTTACTTAACTTTACTTTTGTATCTCCAACAAAACAAACACCTGCATAATCATCCCAACCTCTGATTTCATCATAATCATTATCTGGTGCTGGTGTTTCCTCTATCTCCTCAACGATAGGTTTAGGTTTTTTTCGTATAAGTCTTTTTTTAAATTCTAAAAGTTCTCTTTCATCAAATTCATCTGGCGGTGGAGGCGGTGGTGGTGGTGGTGATGGTGGCCACCCATCTGGTGGCTCTGGTATTGTTACTTGAGTATAATTGTACATACCTTTAATAACAAGTTCTCCCCCTACCATACTATCTGTAAATCCTCGTTCATCAGTACCAGGTGTGAATATTAAAACATTCGGGTCTGTTAAATCAAATCTAATCTTTCCTGCCTGTGGTGTGTTTTGTTTTGGTGTATACACCATATCTTTATTGATAGATTTAAAATTCTTTTTATACGGAATATTTTGTATATCTTGTAAATCAACTTTTAATTCTTGTCTATTTGGTGTGATTTCTTTTATAACATATTTTAATGGTTTTAAGGTTAATTCTTTTTGCGTTGTTTCACCTTTAGAACCTTTATCAGTAAAAAATTTTGTTACACCATTTACCTTACGAGTAGTAGTTTTACCAACATGCACAAATCCCTCATCGTTAAGTAAAACTTGTTTCTTAACATCACCTGCAGTTTTTCTTAAAAAAATGTATTGTACTTTGTAAGTACCATCTTCATATCCAAGTTCTCTAAGATGTCTACCAGCATCAAAATCTACTGTACCCTCTGTAGTTATATTAAAATTTTCAAATGGTTTTAATATTTCATCTGTAAGTAGATTATCTTCTAAATCATAAACATATAAATGACAATAATCGGCACCTCTTCCCCAACCAGTGTAATAAGTTTTATTACCCTCTAATTGTAGTTTATCTTTACCCTTTAATCCAAACTCTAACATTTAATAAATTCCACTCCAAGTTCATCGTAATCTACACGATATATTCCAAACAATTTATCAACTGCTTGTGGTTTTGTTTTCATAACTTCTTGTGCCATTACACCTTTATATCTTTGAGTACCCCATATGTATCTAAACTCATATGTATTAAATCCATTTTCTGTACCAATGAATTGAATATCTCTTTTTAATCTTTCATCACTAAATATTTTTTTAAACCATTTTTTAAGTCTTCTACCAGTCTTCTTAACTACATTTTTAGTTTTTTTAGGTTTTGGTTTAGGAGCAGGAGGAGGAGGAGGAGTAGGAGCGGATGCTGATTGATTATTTAAAGATGCAATTTTAGCAGTTAAGTTATTGATTGCATTTTGTAATTCTGTATTTAAATCATTATATCTATCTATATCTGCATTGAGTTCTGCTCTTAATACTTCAATATCTTCACCGGTATCAAGGTCTCCCTCATCATCAATATAATTTGGATAGATATCTCCAAACTCTATTTCATTACCAAAAAAATTTATAAATCTTTGCATATCACTTGATTTTTGATTTAATTTTAATCTTACATATTGATATGGTTCATCAACTGATTTAGTTTTATCATCACTATATGGGTCTTGAAAAGAAAGCAATACACCATTCTCATCTCTTATTGGAAATGTACCATCTGTGTTTGAACCAGATACTTGCATTCGTTGTAATTCCTTTTGTCTTATTCTTAGGAATTCTTGCTCATCTGCCTCCAAGATATTGTTGTAAAATTCACTTTTACTGCGTGCTGTTTTATTTAAAATGTATGGCATTTTTATCTCACTACTTTGAATGAATAATCATCATCATATATCATTGATGTTTGGTCTGCACCACTTCCACTCACAACTTTAATTTGAAATCTATAATGTCTTTCTGGTTGAAATCCATCTAACCATAAATTAAAGTAATTACCTGTAGAATCACAACTCACAATAGAACCTGTACCAAATGGTATGATTACATCTTCACTTGTAGCATCTAATACTGAGTAATAAGTACCTTGTGTTAAACTTCTACTTCCACTTGGTAAATATTTTACAGTCAATGCTGCTGGTGTTGTATCGAATCCACGAGTAGGATATAGTTCACGACCAGTGAATCTAAATTTTACTTTTGATTTTTCCTTGTATTCTGGTTTTAAATTATTAAAATAAATTTTTAATCTATCTAAATCTGTTGAACTTAATGCACTTAAACTACCTGTACTCCAACTTGAATCATCCCACTCTACTTCTAACTTTGGTGGAAAGATTGTATGTGTTTCACGAGAAAAGTATTTTAAATGTCCTTGTACATCGGTGTTGTGTTCTGCAGAACCTGTTGCAGTTGTTGGGTCAAAGATACTAAATCTACTTTGTGATGTATGTAGGTTTTGTCTTTTAATTATAAATCCATAATTTGGATATGTTGAACCACTATAGATATGATTCTTTACCAAATCAGTAACATCCATTCTGATATCATCTGTTTCATAAACTAAAGTTTGTGATGCACTAACTTCGTATGCCGCACCTAAACTTGATGTAAACCAAGTTCCACCTTGAGTTAAACTATCTCCAACCCATTCAGTTTTTCCAGTATCATTATCACGATACTTCCAACTTGCACCATCACTTATTGCTGGATTACTATCTAACTTACCTGTACCACCATTCCAACTACCACTAACAATATATGCATATATGGTTTGTTCAGATGCTAATTCCTCAGAACTTGCATCATATAAATTTAAATAATACTTTGCATCACTTGGGATTATTCCACTTTGTACTGATGATGAAATATAACTATAATCAAATTTCATCAAAATACGAGAAACACTTATTGTGGTTCCTGCAGAATTCATGTTTTTTCTTATTTCAAGAATTTCATCATGACCAGTGTTGATTGAAGAAGTAACTCCACCTTCAAATAAGGTGGTATCTGTTGTTGGATATTCAAAATAATACATTATACATTCCCTACTACTCTACCCTCGATATCGGTATTAGAGTATTTTAGTTCGAAGATACTTGGGTCAAGAGATGCATATACAATACCATCTTTTGTTGCTGCTTGAATATCATATACATGTCCACTATATCCCTCTGAACTTCTAAATTTATTCTCAATTACAACTATTTGTTTCTGTGGATTATTATCTTCAGGTGGAATTACACTTGCAACACCATCCACTAATGAAATCTTATATGCAATATCACCTAATATAATTGGTTGTCCAATTTGCCAATTATCTATATTAAAGTGTTTTTTAACTTCCTCAATACATTTTAATAATACTGAATTTTTATTATATCCTCTTTGTGTGATAATACTGAATCTTACACCAATGTTTACAATGTATGCATCTTTAATATTAATTGCATCCGTTAAAATTCTATATTGTGAAAGATAAGTTTTTAAATTTTGTTTTACCACATCGTTTAAAACAACTAATTCTTTTCTTGCATTATATCCTAATGTATACAAATTTAAAGCAAGTGGATTAGGTATTGTTGTTGCACCTGGTTGTCTTACAATTTTACCTCGTTTCATTATCACTTGAGTATTTAGTTCTAATTGTTCATCTTGAACAATAAATGCTTTTGCAATTGCACCATATTTTTGTGGTAATGAATATATTCTTGTAATATAATCTTCTCTGGTTACTGCTCTATTCTGAGCATTAAAGTATGCTAATGCACTTTGTCTAACCATCTCGGGAGTTTCACCATCTGCTCCACCTGTTGCTGGTTCGGGGTTTGTAATAGTAAGACTATCCTTTACCTCTTTAACAACTGATGTTGTTAAATTTGTTTCATTTATTGTAAAATTAATTTTATTTTTCTGTGATAATTCACCACTCATAACATTATCTAAATTACTACCCCCATAGGTGTAAGTTACTGTTAATGCAATATTACCTGGTGCCTGTCCAAAGGTTTTTGTTTTTAAGAAATTACTTGGGTCAAAGGATGCATCTAATTTTGATAAACCTGTACTTAATGAACTACCAACATTATCTGGGTTTGGAACAATTTCTTCATCTGCGTTTGAACTAATACCTGCTCCAAATCTTAATTCTGTTTTACCATCACTACGAGTGTATGTAGTAAAACGATTTGCAGTTTTTATTAATTTTAATAAAAATGGAGCTGCATTTAAATTATTAGAAGAATCTGGTGTTGCATCTATAGTGTTCTCAATATCAGTAAAGACTGTATCTTGTGCCAAGAAAGGAACTTCATACCAAGTGTTTCCATCATCATCCACTACTGAAGTAATTTCAATAATATTATCTTTACTTAATAAAACTTTATCAAACTTTTTAGCAGAACCAAATGTAAATGTTTCTGATGTTTCTTGTCCACTTTCAAGTACTGCTTGTTTTGTTAATCTATAATGTGTTGGCGTTTCACCATCAAATTGTGATACTTTATCTGTTCTTAAATCATAACTTGATGAGAATTTAAAATTGATATCACTTAATAATCTAAATGTTCTACCACCTTTACTTGAAAATAAACTATCTGCATCTAATCTTACTGCATAATCTAAATCTGGTACATAAGTATCTCCACTTGCAACAGCAGGAACTTCTATACTAACATCACATATTGCACTTGCAGGTGAGCTTAATCTTGGTTTATATCCAAATGATTGTGCAATTTTAAAAATATTTTTCTTTTCTTCTGCAGAGTGTAATAAAGTTTCACGATATTGATTATCTACATAGTAACTTAACATATCACCAACATAAGATGCCATTTCAATAAACATCATACCTGGTGATGATTCGTTAAAATCATTATAGGCAGTAGGATAATATGATTTAGCAAACTCAATAAGATTTTGTCTTATTGAACTAAAATCTCTACCAATATATTGGATTTTCTTTTTTTCTGTTTTTTTATTCGTTCCGTATTCTGCTTCTATTGGCATTATCGTACTCCTTGTTATTGACCAGTATTAAATGTAAATGTAATTGATTCTGGTACTCGTTCATCATTAACACTAACACTAAATTCTAAATTTACAATAATGGTATTTGGATTACTATTCTCTGTAAAAACATTAATATTCTCTACAGAGATATAAGGTAACCATATTCCCATTGCCTCTATAATTGTTTCTTTAACATTATCAAATGTATCTGGTGTTATTTGTTCAAATAAAATATTCCACAAATTACATCCAAAATTTGGTTGTGCAACTCTTTCCCCTTTTCGTGTTAATAAGAGATTTTTTATGTTAGAAGATGCCTGTTCAATAACAGTACTTGCTCTTGGAAAAAATCCAACATTATCACTTTTATATGTAAGTGGAAAAGTTAATCCAAAGTAAGCATCTCTATCTTCATTGATAGTTCTTACTGATGGATTAGTTAATGTTGTTACATTTTCAGCCATTATTTTTTACTCTTCATCTTATCGTGTTTCATCAAATCACTATAATCTCTTGTAAGTGCATTCACTAATGATTCGGGTACTTGTTCTGAAGAAACTCCTGCCTCTTTCATAGTCATTGCAGCGTTTATATTTCTTTGTGCTTCTTTATCACCACCTGCTCTCATTGAATCACCATATCCTAATAGTTCGGTAGCTCTTGATGAATCAAATACTCCGCCACCCATTGTTGGATACTCATCCATTTCATCAGCCTGACCTAAACCAACTGTTTCATTTAGAACTTTATTCAATGATTCATTAGATGTATATTGAACTGATTCTCTTTTCTGAATTGGTTTTGTAACTTTCTTGGGTTTTGGTGCAAGAGATTTTAAAGAAGATTTATTCTCCTTAATAAATAGTTTCTTCACCTCTTTTTGTACTTCTCGTTTTACAACTTCTTGTATTATTTTTACAAGGTCTTTTTTAGTCATTATTCACTCCTTTATGATTTTTTTATGAATCAACTTTATACCCTACAGTAACAATTGGTGGTACTGATGGTAAGGTAAATATTATCTGTTTATGATAATTATCAAACCCCTCAATTAATTGGTCAATAAAATCATCTAATTCA